TATAGTGGTAGCCCTTGACAATATATACAACATGTAGTAGTATATATATATGATGAGCAGAGGAGATAATATGTTAGACAAAGAAAAATATAATGATTATACACTAGGTATTAAAAGAAGTTCTTCGTCAAGAGAAGCAGAAAATCCTAGAGGAAGAACAAAATTTAATGGCTACTTTGTAGACAAAACAAAACAAGCAGGTCTAGTGTATGTATGGGTGAATGGTAAAAAGTTTGTTAGCCATTCATAAAATTACGAGCCCTCTAGGGGGCTTCAAATTAGAAAGGATATAGGTGAACACAATGCTACTAAGTAAGAAAGATAATGTTAATCTTATAATTAATATGGGTGAATACAAAGACCTACAAACGAAGGAGTTGACACGTGAGCCAAAGTTATATACAAATACATTATTGTTTATACAAACGAGAATACTAAATAGAAAGAGAGGAACAAAATGTCTGCAATATTAGACACACCAAATAAGATAGCACAATTCAGAGCTAAGGCATTACTATCAATGCTTAATTTAGAGATAAAAGGTATGACAAGGCGAGGTCGTTCTGCTTATTCTCTTGTTAAAGAAGAATACAACTTTAAAGGTAGCAAAAAGAAAGTGTATCAACAGTTTAAAGAACTACTAGAAAGGTATGATAATGAAGAATAAATTTAAGAAGACTATGAAAATAGACAATGCCTATGCTACATACAGAATAGATAAAGGAGATATGTATTTTGAATGGAAGATTTTAAAGACATGGCAACACAAAGACAATGAAGATAAGAACCCCCATGCTAGGTGGTATACTGCATGTAAATCTCCTATGACCTACGATAGTTGGGAGTATGGAGATGCTTACATAAAAGAAATACTAGACACTAATCCAGAGTTAGTATCAGCAACAAAAGAATGGAAGGAAACATATAATGAAGTATAGAAAATACAAGATGTGGTGGGACACATTTAAAATAATGTGTGTACTAAGACCTATGTATGCACAGATAAACGAAACAGATTGCGATCATTACTATTGGGAGAGAGTACGAAAGTATAGTTGTGGTTACAGATTTTATAAATCTATGATAGAGTTCTATGATAATGTAGAGAATAGAGGTGCGTTCTATAGTATAACGAAAGAACAATACGAAGAACGTAAAGATAAAGATGTATCTAGAGATTACGTAGCTGAAGCACATGAGAATGGAAACCCTTATAACGTGAGAGGATAATACAATGAGTAATGGATTTATATTTTATGAAACAAAAGATATAGTCTGTATTCTTACACCTGATACATCTAATCCAAAGACAGGTGATGAAGGGCAGACATGGATAATATATAAACATGAACCACCACATGTAGCTATAGACACAGGCAAAGACTCTATAATTTGTGGTGATTGTAAACATAGAGGTAAGGTATTATCTTTTAAAGAAGCTCTCAAGTATGCTAATATATTATCTAATGTTAAGAAGAAAGCATTACTAAAAAGAATAGATACTAAGAGAGAGAAAGGTTTAAATAGTATTAATGTTGATAGAAAATGTTATGTTACTACATGGCAAGCACCACTTAGTATATACAAAGCATGGAAGAGAGGTAACTATCCAACACTTACACCCAAGCAAGCACAGAAAAGATTAGCTTATAAGAAGGTAAGGCTTGGCTCGTATGGCGACCCAGTACATGTACCACTAGAGGTATGGGATACTATGCTAAAGTTTACACTAGGTACGACAGGTTACACACACCAATGGAGAAACAAAAAGTACAACGACTATAAAAAATATTTGATGGCTTCTGTAGAAACAGTAAAGGAAAAACTACAAGCCAATTCTGTAGGGTACAGAACATTTAGAGTTAGACAGAAAGATGACACCACATCTAGTAATGAGGTGGGTTGTCTGTCTGATAAGAATGCAAGGGGTAGTAAGAAACTTATACCTTGTGTAGACTGTATGATGTGTTCAGGTTTGACTTCTAAAGTTAAACAGAATATAAGTATCATACAACATTGATTGGTAGCAATTTTGTTACCATATAATCGTTACCATTTTGGTAACACAAAAAAGGAGAATAGATATGAACAAGAGCGATTTATTGCTTAGAATAAAAGCAAAAGGCTTAGTTGATATGAAGATGAATAACAATACTAACCTATGGCAAAAGTCTGTCTACATAATGAAACGTAGTCATAACTGGTACAAGATAGG